TAAGGGTGGTAGTAAGACTATGAACTCTCGTCATCTGACAGGCCACGCTGTAGACCTTGCACCCTACCCTCTGTCTTGGGACTGGGAATACTTCTACCCTATTGCTGATGCCATGAAGCAGGCTGCTGAGGAGCTTGATGTTGACCTTGAGTGGGGAGGAGACTGGAAGTCCTTTAAAGATGGCCCACATTTTCAATTAAGCTGGGGGAGCTACCCAAAATGAGCGACAACCAATGGCACCTAAGCAAAAGTGTTCCTATCACATTCATCCTAGCTATTTCAGTACAGACTGTTGCTCTTATCTGGTTTGTAGCTACCCTCCGCAGTGATGTAGATATGAACCAAACACAGATTCTAAGGCATGAAGTTCGTATTGAAGCAGTAGAGAATATAGTTCAGAGTCAGGCTGTCATGCTTGCACGTATTGATGAGAACCTGAAGGCTATTCGTGATGCAATCGAACGAAACCCATAAGAAGACCTACAAAAGAGAAGTTGCATTCCTGCTGTTTGTGTGGTTAGTATATCTGGTAGAAACAAAGGAGCCTGAACTTGTCCAAATACTTGCATTCCCGATCTTCACGTTTGGTGCTCTTGCCTTTGGCCTTCAGTGGTATTCTCCTAATGGCGGGTTGCTCAGGCAGTCCTCTCAGCTTGCTGACGGGCGGTGGTCCCAACGTAGCAGCCAACGTACAAGCTGGGAAGACCAACAGCCAGACGATTGGGACTACCAACGTTACCGAGCAGAAGCTGGTGAGACCCCAAGCGAGAGACATCCGACAGACAGCAGACACCAATCAAGTAAGATCGGATAACGTAGAAACTGTTGTAGTGAATCAAGTTCCTATGTGGGTAATCCTTCTGCTTATCCTTGGTTGGTTGTTGCCTAGCCCCGGAGAGATAGGACGCTCTATAGCAAGCATAATAAAAAAGCCCACCTGAAGTTAATCAGATGAGCCTTACTTGTAGCCTCGTTGCCTTAACTGGTAGCGGGGTTTTTTATCGTCTAATCCTTGCGTTCATCATCTCACATCGACTGTTGTCTAGGTGCCACAGCACAAGGTCTTCTGGTTTCTTGACTTCCCTATCTGTATAGACCATGAACTTGCAAGGGCTTGTGTAGTCCATGATATTGTCCATCACGCTACGAGGGTACCCATGATCCTCTAGGTAGTAGGCAGTCTTGATGTATCCTTTTCCCATGTAGGCTAGTACGTCCTCAAGAGGTAGCATAGTTGGAGCAGCTACAATAAAGGGCCTGTGGAGCATCAACTCACCGTCTATACGGATGTGGCTAGAACCCATAGCTGCAAAGGCACAGGCACTAATGCAACGCTTACCTTTAGGGATAACTACAGTGACACCTTCCTCACGAGAGATACGATTACCTAGCTGTAGCCCCATCTCCATATAACCACCCGGACCCCACATCTCAATGTACTTAGCGTCATACTTGCGTAAGTAGTTACTAGCTGCTAGGACTTGGATCATATCCGTTTGGCCAGTTATCCGTAGTGTACTAGTCTCTTCGTCGTAGGACACTTCAGCCACAACTGATGTTGGTAGTAAGGCTATAACTAATGCCTTGAGTAGTCTATTCATCATCTTCTAATCCTCTGAATTGCTTCTTCCCAAAATCTTCATACTTGTCGTTCAGGTAAAGTGTGATGTAGCTAAGGACAACTGACGTTGAGGACATCAGCCTCCAGATATAACCAACTACCATAACTAGGAGCAGGGCAATCACTAGGTTAGCTACGAGTAGAAAATCAACCATTTAAATTCTCCGGCTTCTCACTTTCAATCAGTCGTTTCAAGTACCACTCAGCTTTCTTAAGGTCTTCTACACCATTCTTATAGGGCCAGCGATGAAGGTACTTAGCGATATTCCCTCGTAGGTAGCCTTGGTACTCCTCTAAGGTCAGGAAGTCTTTGATGTAGTCGATACATTCAATACTGCCGGTGCCGTAGTGCTGTGGGTGATTTACGTTGTCCTCTGGGCCTGAGTAGTCGTTGTACTGATAAACCTCAAGACTGCTTAATGGATAGTTTTCGTAGTGGTCCATGTAGCCAGAATGGTGGACCTCTGCCCAAAACTCACCCGTTTCGTCAGCATAGACCTGCACTACACGTCCAACACGACTGTCCGGGTCCTCCCCCTTCAGAATTACTAGATCACCTACAGAAATCTCTTCGTTCTGGTCCATACGTCTTCCTTCCTCTCGGATATATTCCCAGTATCTCATTAGTAGTCCTTAATCCCGTGCTTGTCAATGTCATGCAGCATACACATCAGAGACTTCTTCAGGTCTTCAATGGATTCACCTGTGACTTTAACAGGGTTCTCTGTCCAGAGGTGACCATCTTCTAACGGGAAGTATTCGTGTATGGCATAGTACTCATTGCCAGCTTCATCAATGTTTTTCATCACTTGGTAGTGCCAATGACTCATCCTATGATCCAATCCCAGTCTTCCTTAGTCCACTCTTGATCTTCAAGAAGGCTTACTTTGTCACCATGCAGTTCTTGTAGTTTTGCCCACACTCCTGCGTTATTCATTCTCAAACAATAGCTATCGACATAGCACTTATAACAACTACCACTACTACCATAGAAATACCAATAGTCTCCATCAAACTCATACCGGGTAATGCCACTGTTCATACGCCAAGCGTCTCCACCAAGATAGCCACCTGACCAACCTGCAAGAACACGATAGTGTGGATCGTCCCCTTTGATCTTAATAATCACCCAGTTGTCTGGAGCATACATCAGATTCCCTCCTCAGTAAATACCTTGATCCACTCACGACATATATCACTTCGGACCACATCGTCAATAGTGAACTCAATGATAGGGATGGGCAGCATATACTTTTTTGTGTAGTGGACCAACTTAGTCAACCCGTCAGCTTCCTTAAGATCACTCTGTTGCACATCACCATTAAGGACCAGCTTAGAGCCTTCACCGATACGAGTAACTAACATCTTGAGTTCTGGGAGGGTGATGTTCTGTGCCTCATCTACAATAACAAAAGTATTCTCAAAGCTGCGCCCTCGCATAAGAGCTAGTGGTGCAACCTCAATGTTCTCGTTCTTTAGTCCAGTCTCTACAACTCCTTTGGTTAGATGCCTCTCCAACACATCAATGACAGGTAAAGCCCAAGGCGCACACTTCTCTTCCAGAGTCCCCGGTAGATACCCAATGTCCTTTCCCACTGCCACATGAGGTCTGGTGATTACGATCTTGCTGATGTTCTTGAGGTGATACTGATTAGCAGCAAAGGTGGCTACACAATAGGTCTTACCAGTGCCAGCAGGTCCAAAAACAATAACTTGATCCGAGTCCTTAAGGGCGCTGAGGTATTTTTCTTGGTTTTCGTTTCTAGGTAGCAGATGTATCGGTTGTTTCTTTTCATCGTGTTTAGTCCTAGTCCTCCGAGTCTTTGGCTTCGGTTTCTGCTGCACGAGTAAGGTTCTCCATTATGCTTTGTCGTTGTTGGTGACTGTAGGAGGACCACAGTCTGATTTGTTCCATAGTCCTCCCACAGCCTATGCACTTATCCTCATGGACTTTGCACACACGAATACATGGACTTATTACGTCAGGTCTACGATTTCGCACGAGTCACCTGAACACGCAAGAGTCTGCATACTAGCCGTGTTATCTTCAGCCTCGTACTCAGCCAATTCTGACCAATCAATAGACTTAGGCATTTGACTAAGAACTTCTTCGTAACGCTCCTTGTCACACTCTTGATAAGGTGCTTGCTGATATGTACCACCATCATAAGGCAGGAAGCTCACACCAGACATCTCATCAAAGTGCTTGTAGACAAAGGCACCTACATCAAGCCACTCATCTTCTTTGACACTAACAGTGATCGAAGGCTTGTGTTCACACCAATGACGTTGATACATCAACCAAGTCTCAAGCTGCTCAATAGCACCCATACCATGTCGTGTGATAGCACCTTCAGGAGCCTTAGTGGGGAAGCTAAACACTGTTGTCGTATCTGGCTTCATCACACAAGGTTCGCTAGGAACACCTTGGTCAATCATAAACTGTGTCAATGGGTCTTTGTTATCTCCCCGCACAGTCCGAATGTAATACTCAGAGTGTCTTGTGTGAATGCCAGAGGCACTATCAACGAGTTGTGACACAGTTCCTGAGGGCTTGACACAAGTAATAGCAGTAGAAGCAGGGATGCCAAGACGTAAAGCCCACTCAGCATTAGTATCAACAGCGACAGACTTAAGGTGTTCAAGTGTACTCTCCAATCCTTTGTTGGTTGCTGTCATCAGTGGGTTGTCCATGATACCTGTGAGACTTACCCCAAGCAACCGCTCTTCTTCAGTGTTCTTTTGCCAAATCTTTCTCAGATAAGGGAAGTTAGTGTAGGTAGATTGGATTGTACCCAAGATAGTAGCCAAGCGTACTTTCCGCTCCAAATCTTCAATCGTATCAGTAGCACGTACAACTACCTCCGTTAGATTCATTTATGTTCACTGATGGTCGTTACTTCATCAGCGGAGTTTCCGTGTGTTTTGATAACCCACTTAGCAAACTTAACCATCTCCTCTGTAGTTGCGGAAGATTTCATCATGTTCGCTAGGTGGCTCATAACCATAACATTGCCTTTGACGTACCCTTTATTGTTATCTATCCTGTCAAGAGCAGGGCTGTTAGGGTTTCCGCCAGAACGACCTTTGTGCATCTTAAGCTCAATCTCAAGGATAGGGCAGAACTTAGGGATAGCTACATCCTCAACACTCAGGTCAAAGTCCAAGCCTTTGTCTTTGGCTCTTTGTTTGGCACGGCGCAGCATTTTCTTCTCAACACTTTCGCCTTTAACACGGTTGGAGTTACAATCGTTACACAAAGTCACTGTCTTACTTGTCTTTGGGAAGATTACACCGCAGTTAGTACACTCGCGGTCAGTCTCTCCAACATAGTAACCTTCACGGTTCTTCATAACAACTCCAAAACTCTCCTACGTGTTTCCACGCAGATCAGACTATATCATCACCCCAATTCAATGGGGGCAGGGCGCTTCCACTCACTTGAGTGTACGGACTTCATATACTGTTCTAGTACGTATGTCCTAGTCGTTGAACCTTCAAGAGCCTCCCGGCTCAAGCTTGGCTGCTGATTACCATACCCGAAGGCTTAGGCTTCCCAGCAATTCACCCTGTTTTACTTCTGCTATCTCTTAACAGAATTGGTAAGGCCGAAGGATAATCTCACTACAAGGGTTAGTCCCAAACTCAAAGTTAGGGTCACGACGACCATTCTTAGCTGCCTGCTTTTGAGAGGCTACTCGATTGAAAATGCCACGCTCACCAGAT